CATAGCTAGTCTTTGATCTAGGGGAGTTTAGTACCCCTGCCACTAGGTAGCTGCCACCTTTTATATATTATTTTAATATATTTATAAAAAATTACGTAAGATTTGAACTGTCGATTAACCATAATATGGACTATCCAATCTAATAGGTTTTCCTTCTGCATCTCTTAGCCCTACCCTAATTGAAGTATTTTCATTCCATTCATAATAGTCCAATTGTATTAATTTGTAAAAATAGTCATCCATGTATCTTTCTACCTCTAAATTTGCTAGAATTTTATTTTCAACATCACTTATGAGCGTGCAAGGGAAAGCCGTATCATCCTCTAATGGTGTCAATGCTTCCTTGGCCATGTCATATTGATATATGCCTTGATTGTATCGGTTTGCTGCCTTATCCATAATTTCATCTACAATTATGTCAAACATTTCGGCCTTTTCAATTTTTTCCTCTACTCTTAACACATCTTCTGTTGTAATGCCATGCACTTCCAATAAATAATCCAAATATACTTGCCTGTCCTCTTCATAAATATCTTCTTTCCTGACCTTCTTTATAACGTTCACATAATCTGGATTCAAGATTTCCCATTCATCATCGTTTACTTTAATTCCATTGGCTATCATTTTCTCTGCTAACTTATCGAATATAGGCAATCCCGCAAATGAACTTTGTAGATTTATGCCTTCACACCACATCATTTTTCTTGCTTTGCGATGATCAAATGGTCCTCCTAATTTACAACTCCAGCCATTAAACTGTAATGACCTATAAAGTGGTCTTACTGCTCTATACTTCCCTCTTCTATATATAAATTCAAGGCTCAGGAATTCTAATCTAGTTAGTGGACATATTTTACACACTTTCAAATGGAAACCTAACCCACAATCCTTATGATTTAGAAACACTGCAGGAAATTCTTTCAAGTATGCCATTAACAGTATGATTGTAATTATCACTAAACTATCATCTCCTTTACATGCGATGGCTACTGGTTGTACCACTTCCATGCGTTTGTCCAGTTCATAGGGTATTCCTGCTAACCACAATAAATAAACATTGAATTCTACGTTTCTTCTAGTATTTCCTTCCGTGGTATTATTTCGTCCAGAAGGGACCACTCCATACAGTATTACCCAGATCATCATTTTGAAACTCTTGACTGGGGTTTTGATTACTTGGTAATTTTCCAGTATTGTAGGATCTAAGGCAAACATAGACTTTGTATCATCTTGAAATAAATCGGCTAAGTTGGGTAGTGGTAAGAAATTCATTTTCTCCAGTCCATACTCATATATGTCCATGTCTACATACAATGTTTCTGGTGTAAAACTTTTATCATACTTAGAAAAATCCATAGCTGCTCCTACAGCTTCACCGTGTGTTACAACATCATCAACCATACGTGTGATTTTATCGCATAAATCTGAATAGTCGCCTGGTGCACAATATCCATTTAAATCAGTTTCCCACAATCTTTCAAAACATGAGTAAAACGGTCCCATTAACGTTCTTAATTCCGGGGATTGGTACATTATTTGCCTAGCATCTTTGACTTGAAAAATAGCTTCCATGTATTTATCCATACTAACTCTCAAATTGTTTTCAGTCTTCTCAATCTTTGGCATGGCTTCAAACCATCTTTTAGCTACCCCGGTCTGCATGAATTTTTTGAGTGCTAATTTCATTTCCTTTTTCTTTTTAGATGACAATTTAGACACCCACTTATTCCAATCATAATTCCATCTCCCTTCTTCTATTGCTCTATCTATCATTTTCTTTAATGCAGGAGCAAATACTTTCTGGTGAAATAAGTGAAATTGTTTTACTTTTTCATCATCAAAGACGTCTCTATCACTCATCGATCTAGCAAATATAGCATTCAAATTATTACCTATACTTGATGAAAATGCATAAGGGATGGACTGATTTTGTTTTCCTATGAATATATTAGCTTTTTGTACTAATGCATAACTGTCTTTCTTTACTTCTATTATTGGTTCGAAATGTTGCCATCCATGTCTCGGGTCTGTCTCATACTTTTCTAGAGATCCTGGGAATGTTAAGCTCTTTATCCTCCATAATGGTGGATCTCTATATTTAGCTAATACGTATGTCGCACTGCGTTCTAACCAGTCTAAGCTACCCGATAAACATTTAAATATAAAAAAGAAAATCATACCGACTTTATCCCAGATTTTGCTAGAATATTCTATATAAATATCTCTTACCATTTGTCCGATATACCTGCCTTTAGTTCTATAGGATTCACCCATTAGAGCCTTTGCAACCTTTTTAACTGTATTTCTAGTTTTGAGGTACTGAGGCTCCGACATTTTTTTTCGAAACAACTCAGATTCATTTTTTCCCATAAAATATCGCCAGTCCAGT